TCGGCAGTGTAGAAAGCCAGAGCCGCCCAAGTCGTCAGCGACAGCATACAGCAAACCAGCAGTTTGATTACGACTGCATCCAACCTATTCAAAGGATTCAGTAATATTCCGATTGTTGGTTTGGCCTTAGGTGCCGCCGCCGTCGCCGGATTATTCATCCTTTTCAACAGCATCAAAGCCAAAGCCGCAGCCGCGGCGAAGCCCCAGGAACGATTGTACAAAGGCGGCAGCTTACGGAATCGCCTCAAAAAAGATCGGGGCTATGTGAATTGGCTTGGTGGCAGATCCGACGTGCCCGGCTTCGGGGATGGACACCGCATCGAAGACAGCGACCTCGTAGTCGGTGGCCGCGAAATGGTAGTCGGCGCAGATGCCGCCGCCGCACAATCCGATCGGTTCTGGGATGATGTCAACTCCGGAAAATACAACGGCATCGACTTGGAGACGGCATTGATGGACCCGCGGACGAATAACCGAAAAATCAACGCCGGCTTCGAGAAGAAACATACTAAGATCGTGAGGTTCGAAAGCAAACAAAAGCAATACATAAGCCGCGACGAAATGGAAAGCATCATCAAAGCCCAGACCCAGGACATGATCCGTTACCTGAAATCAAAACCCGATTACATTGCCGAAACCGAGGAAACGGTACGGATTCGGAAGATCACCGCAGATGAACAAAAAATCATTCATCTTGGCTCTTAAGTTTTCGCTTATGCTGTTTTTGTTTCTGGTCCTGTTTGTCTTGCGCCACTCGGCACAGCTTATAGAATTTGATCACATCCAAGCCCAAAAGTTCCGTCCGGGAATAATTCACGTATTCTTTCATCCAGATCATTGTCCGTTCCTGCTGAAACCCGATGTCAGCGATCCGGTCCAGGATAGTGAGGGGTCTTAGAGGTTGCCCTTTGGCTTTGCGGACTATGTTACCCCAGAGCTCCGGTTCAAATCTTTTTTCGTCGTGGACAAAGCGCAGGTTCTCGGTTAGGGTTTCGCGCTCATTTGTTTGATTCCGTTTTCGAGTTCTTTCTCGGTTCGGTGAAAGTCGAGATAGATCTGCTTGAAGCTTTCTATCTTTTGTGCGCACAACAAAAAAAAATCCTCCATGGCAATGCCGGTATTTTTCCAATCCTCTATTTTCTGGTCCACGATCCTGGAATCGTATCGGGTTAGGTCTTCGTCCTCGGTCACAATCCAAAGCGCAGCCATACGCAAAACCGCCGGATGTCTTTTCTCAGAGGCAAAGGTTTTGATCGCAGACATCTGATTGTACAGGAGATCCGCAGCGAGCTTATGACCCTTCAAGATCTCGTTTCCGGTGGTCAAGGCTTCATATGCCTGCTTACAGGTTTGGAACAAGTTTTTGAAGTCGACTCCAAAACTGACTTCGGGAATGAGTTCCTGGTAACTGATCCAATAATCAATAGGAAGTGTATCCAGAAACACATACTTTTTCCCGGACCTGCCGAAGAAGAAACCGGCTTCAAAATCAATACGGACGGGGGCAGGGGTTGAGACTTCTGTCATAGACGATTGTATATTTTTGAAATGAAAGCGGCAAAAGCAATGGAAAGTATCACCGTGCAAAACCAATCCCAAGGCCAGAAAATGGCATCATAAGCAAAACAAAGCAATGGATAACCCCAAAGCGATAACTGACCGGCAAAACATTTTTCACACTGGAAAAGTACGTACATTACCTTTCCTTCCGGATTCAAACCCATCTTCACGAAATCGACCGGGACTCGCTCAAATAATCCACGGGGTTGACAAAGTACCGCAATCCACACCCAAGCCGCAAAAGCGAAGACAGTAGATAGTGAAAGTATCGTCATAGCGGTGCCAAAGGTGAATCATCCAAACCGCCCAAGATGCCACCTCCAAAACTGGCAAGTACTGCTGTGGCATTAGGTTCTACACAAACGGGTTCACTGGGTTCATAGCTTTCAATGCAATTCTTTTGCACCCAAAACTGGCACTGTACATTGAAGGCGAAAAAATCAAACGGATACATCAGGAATGCGTGACGGTCGCCGTAGCTGTAATTGCTGAAAATAGCCATAGACTTTTGGACCTGAGAGGTGATAGACCACTTCAAATTCGTAACCGGCAAATGCAGATCCGGATGCAAGCGATCCACTCTGACCCCATCGACGGCTTTCCACAACTGCGCAGCCAGGTAGCTGCTATCACTTTGTAGCTCCGTACCCAAACGGTCCAGGTTCACCCATGCCACCAGGCGAAAATTCTGTTGTCCCAACAACACACCCCGGAGTCTGGCAATGCCCCGATTCAATACCGAAAACGTGGTATCACCTGCTTGTTCAAAGTATACGATGCTGATCTTGCTGTCATCAGGTGTCAAATAGAAATACCGGTCACTTTCTTCATGACAATCTTTTGCATTCACATAATCGGAAAACGGGAACGTTTTTTCAATGCTTTGCCCATCCGGACCCGGCATGATCGCCGTCATCGGGTAAGCTAAGCCACCGTAACGATCCACCCAAGGAACTGCCTCGATGTAGGGCTTAATTGATTCCATCACCAATCTGATCATAACAACCCATTTTTTTGAAAACTCCCACGAATCCGGGCATCATTGGCCCGGCTGATAAGATCTCGCTCCTGCTGATTCACGGCCAATATGTCCCCAAATCTTCGGTTTTGCCAATTCAATTTATCCTGCTCCTTGCCGGTGCGCGCAGCAATACCCACGACCGTTCGAAACCTTTCTCTGGTTTCAATTGCCGGAGCCAGACTGGACCACATCCGATTCGTAAAACTGAAGTTGATGAACTCGACCGGCAGGTTATTGACCTCCCTCCAATCCCGGTAACTGGCCCAAAACCCTTTTCGTTCGTACAATTCCTTGACCACTGTGGCATTGTTTCGGTTTGTTTCTTTTCCGTAGTAGTAGAAGAATGGAACCACGGCTTTGCTGTAATTGCCGAATTTGCTCCCCTTCTCATTGACCCCGGTATTAATCACCCGACGCTTGACCAAAGCCAAACTATCCAGAGCAATTTTCACGGCATTGGCATCGCGACTGTTTTCGATGTCGATAATCGTCGCTCCCAACCGGTTAAGAAATTCGTTAATACTCATAACAAACACAAAGTACGGCAAAAAACCGATCATATTAACAGAAATCTCAATATCTTAGTACTGTTTTTCATTAAGCAGGCAAGGCTTGAAGATTAAGAACTCAATAGTTGATTTGTACCGCGCTCAATGGCTGGACACTGCCTGCTTTTGCTACATGAGCGGATGTATTCAAAACGGAAGCACTGTGATCGAAGCCGTGAGAAGGTTTCAGGATTTCCTGAATCTGGGAGAAGAAGAACTCGACAGCGACAGCCTGATAACCAGTTATTATCGCAGCCAGCGACGCTTCCGCAGGATGATCAACGCCGAAAACCAGAAATTTAAAGTCGATGATGAATTGGAAAAGATTATTGAGGAAAAAATTAAGAAGCAAACAGCATGACCAAGAGAAAAGATCCGGCACTGCACAAGAAAGACGGCAGGCCTAAAATATATACAGAAGTCGAAAAATTGCAGGCAGCAGCTGATAAGTATTTCGAGGATTGCAAGTCTATGAAACTACCCCCAACCATCACTGGGCTGACCATGGCTCTTGATTTCAATAGCAGACAAACACTGCATGAGTACGAAAAAGACCCCAAGTTTTCAGACGCAATAAAAAGAGCCAGGCTGAAAGTAGAAAACAGCTACGAGATGCAGGTGAGGTCTAAGAACCCAACCGGAGCTATTTTTGTGCTGAAAACAATGGGTTGGGATGAAAGGCAAACACAGCAAACCACAGGAGAGCTTAAGATCACCGTCGAGGAAAAGGTAATGTCTTGAACCTTCATTACAGCCCCGAAGTCACTAACGTATACGCCAGAAACTTTCACAGTAGCGGCAGGATCGTCGCCAATCGGGGAGGAACCCGATCCAGTAAGACATACAGCCTTTGCCAGCTCGCGATCCGCTGGCTCCTAACGGGCAGAATCCGCAAAGATCAAGTCATTCCCAGAGGCGTTTTCAGTATCGTAAGAAAAACATTCCCGGCCCTCAAAGCCTCTGCACTGAGAGACGTGGAAGAAATCATTGGAACCCACGATCTGCACATTCTAAAATATCATAAGACCGATCACACCATTACCTTACCAGGCAGCGGCCGGGTATTGGAGTTTTTCAGCGTCGACGATCAACAGAAAGTAAGAAGCCGGGGACGGAAGATCTTGTATTGCGTAGAAGGTAATGAACTGGATTACCAGAACAGCTTCTATCAAATGCTGATGCGGACTCAGGATCTGGTATTCATTGACCTTAACCCTGACGACCCCTATAACTGGATCAATGAAGAACTGGAAATCAAACGGGCGCAGAACCGGGGCGACGTCGAAGTCATTGTCAGCACCTACAAAGACAACCCCTTTCTTTCTTCTGAACACATCCGCGAAATCGAATACATGCAGAAAGTCGATCAAGAGCTCTGGCAGGTGTACGGATTGGGTGAATACGGCAAAGTCACGGGTTTGGTTTTTCCTCATGTGACTATTGTACCGGAAATGCCTAAGAACTTAAGGGATCGCGCCTTCGGTCTGGACTTTGGATATTCAAACGACCCGACCGCATTGATTGAAGGCGGGGTTATGAACAAAAACGAGTTGTATCTGGATGAGCACATCTACCAAACAGGCTTAACCAATCCCGAACTTGCCGGACTCATGAAAAGTCTGGGCGTTGGATCTCAGGAAGTCTATGCAGACGCATCGGAACCAAAATCGATCCGCGAACTTTGTGCTGCCGGTTTGAATGTTAGGGCCGCCGTCAAGGGAGCAGATAGTGTTGGTTTTGGAATCAATACGCTTAAGAAGTTTAAAATACACATCACCGCACGCAGTTACAACCTGCAAAAGGAACAGCGCAAATACAAATGGAAAGTAGATCGCGACGGCAGAGTAAGCAATGACCCAATTGACATCTACAACCACGGATGGGATGCGTCCAGGTATTACGCGGTTATGAAATTAGCGCGCCTGGCATCCGGCTTATCTATGACCGGAAGAAATAGATAATTTGCAACCTGACATTGCAAAACCAAGACCCGACCGCTAACCTTGTGGGCGTGGAGTTGAAAAAATACAGTCCCGAAGAACTTTTTGAAATTGTGGTCGACACCATCAGTCGAAACCTAACCCATCGACATTATAAACACGTCGTCGATCACGCTCGTTTTTGTTACCGGATCATGACCGGAGACAATCAGGACGAATACCTTCTCCGTTTCAAACTCAAAGAAACCGGAGAACAGAAACAGCAGCGCATCAACATCACCAATAGCCGCACCCAATACGCCAGCGGAAAAATTTGCAGCGTCTTCGAGGAAGTAGTACGCAGTGACAACACCGCCGAACACGTGCGGTATGCAAGTGACAACGACAGCAACAAAATCAAGATTCAGGAGATCGAGGACAGATTGGCACGGTTTCACGGGGAAACACATGCCCTGACCTACGTCTATGAAAGCATGAAACGCCTCAATTTCTATGATCCAAACGCGTTCTTGATTGTCAATTTCACCCCTTTTGATGCAGCGATCCAGAAAACGGAGTTTGTGTATCCGATCGAAGTCAGTAGTGAACAGGCGATCCGGTACGAATACAGCAACGGCAACCTCTTGTACTTGCTTTTCTATCAAGAGGTCGAGGTCATGGACGTGGACGAACACGGAAAGGAAAAGAAGCAAGTACTGCGAAACTATTTTTTGTTTGCCGCAGACTTCAGCTATGAATTTCTGGCAGTCCCCGAAAAAGGGAATGCGGAGATCCTGCCAGATCATACCGTCATCGAGATTCCGGTCATGATCACGGCACAACCGAACACGCCGACGCCAATGCCGGTCAATGCCAAGCAAATCCTGAAATTTCAGTGGAAGCGATATGATACCAAATCACAACGAATCCCGGTTATGCAAGCCGGATACATCAGAGACGCCCGAACCCAAAACGAAACCTTTGTGTCGCCACTGCAAGCCGCAGAAAAGTTATTGCTCGATCTCATCTGGACCAAATCAGAATACGACCTCGCCAAGGCACTGCACTGGTTCTACCAAAAATTCATATACGCCCCAGCTTGCGAGTGGGAAGACCCAAACACCGGCGACCGATGTGAGAACGGAACCCTAAGTCTTAGCGGCGGCAAGTGCAAGAGCTGTGACGGCACCGGCATGATGGTACATACGACGGTGCAAGACGTGATCATGTTGCGCCTGCCTCAAACCGCTGCCGAAGTCGTGCCGCTGGAAAATATGGTGCATTATGAAAATATCGATATCAGCATTGGGCAGCATCTGCAAGAAGATTATAAGGCAATTGAGGCTGATGTTTTCAAAGCCGTCTTCAACAGTCAAGCCTTTGACCGGTCCGAAGTCGCGGTCACGGCAACAGAGAAAACCCTGGACCTAAGAGCGGTAAAAAATGCTTTGATTGCATTCGCGAACAAATGCAGCGAAGTCTATAAGTTCGTGATCAAGATGACTGCGATCTACACCGATAACGCGGAAGACATTGTGATCCAGCACAATCACAGCAGCGACTTCAAATTAGAGACCCTGGAAGATCTGGTCATTAAGCGAAAATCTTTGATGGATGCGGGTGCGCCATACATGATGATTCAGGCTGTGGACATGGAAATACTGGCAATGCAGAACCAGGACAGCCCCGAGGTCCTGGAAATTGTTCGCGCCCGTGAAGTCTTCCGACCTTACCGCGAAAAAACCGAATCGGAGAAAATGTTCATCTTGGGGCAAGCGAAAGCCGAAGACTACCACCTTGTGCTTTGGAAATTCTTTGAAGACATCATGTCTGAAATTAGTTTCGAAGACAAAGAGCGCGGAGACAGGCCCTGGCACAAGCTCCCGTATCCGGAACAGAAAAAGATTGTGGATCAGAAGGTGAAGAAGATCCAGGACGCGGTCAAAGCCGAGAAAGAGCAGGCAATGCAAAGCCTTCCGTTTGCGAGATTGCCGAGGATTCCTGAAGAAGAACCGGAAGAAAGCCCAGAACAAACCCAAGAAAATCAAATCGACCAAATCGCGGCTCAGTAATGCCACGGCAAAAATATTCAAGAACAAGGGAGCGGACCATTTCAGAAGCCCTGACCCGATTGATTCAGAAAGTCACCCGGTTTCAGCGAGACCTTGTCAACACCTTGCTCGATTATTTCCTTGACAAGTTCCGGCTCCGAGACTCAAAGATTGAAGTCGATCCCCGGAATTTTGGCGTTGTCAATGCCGTCCGCAAAATCTATGAGGACTGGAATGAACCCCGGCAAAGAGAGATTCTCAAGACCGTCGTCGACTCCCTGACCGAATTACACAGCAATAACCGCGACTATTTCAATCAATTCAGTGACGGAGACATTACACCAGACAGTGAAAAAGTGTTCACGGACATGATGAAACGGTTGGGCTATGATCGGGGCAAGGGATCATTGACCAGGGGCGGGTACCTGGAAACGGTGCTGCAAAGTGATGATCCTGTCCTGCAAATCAAAACCGAAGCACTCCGGGCAGTCATCACCGGCAGAAGCATTGCCGACTTCAAAAAAGATCTGGACATTATCGCCAGAGGCAACAGCACCACGCCCGGCATCCTGGAAAAACATTATGGGACACACCTATACGACATCTTCCAACAATACGATCGCGAGGTCGGAAAGTTGTTGGCTGAAAAACTGGGTTTGAAATTCGCTATCTACCAGGGCGGCTTGATCAAAACCAGTCGCCCCTTCTGCATTGAAAGGAATGACAAGATATTCACAGCCGATGAAATCAGCCAATTTGGTACCAGCAAAGACAAATACGGAGGCTATGAAAACAAAAGCACCGGATATTTTCAGGGAAAGCCGCAGGTGTATAACCCCTTTGTTGACCTTGGCGGCTATAATTGCCGGCATCAGCTGGATTGGGTAAGCAATGAAATTGGGGAATTGCTTCGCGCCGATCAGGATGGTGCAAACTTCAAAGCCTGACGTTCGTCGGGTACAGGCGTCATTTAGTCGATAATTACATATATTTCGTTGTAAAGATTTGGAGAATACAGCTAAAACGTTGTATATTTATGGTATTAAAGAAACAATCAAAATTTAAACAGCATGAAAACATTAATTGGTCGGCTAACAGAAGAAAAAAAAGCATACAAAAGAAACGGCAATACCGGTGGTCTGGCGGTGTGGATTAAGGCGATGGACTGCATGGTCTCCAATAATGAGACTATTAATCTTGAGGTTTTTGAATCACAAAACTGGACCAGCGACGAAATATCAACATTGATTGAGTTAACGCTGACGGAGGAGGAAAAAAGAGATCTCAATAATGATGTATTGTCGGAAGTATTTGGGTGGCACATATCATGACGCTATTGGAGTACCGCAAGAGCCTGGGGAAAACCCAGGCTCATTTTGCTGACATGCTAGGCATTAGTCAGCAGCAATACCAGCGATGGGAGAGCGGAGAATACTCTCCCACCGCCGACAGCTTGATGCTGATGTCGGAAAGGTTGAATCTGGTCATTCAGATCAGACCCGACACGAAAGTGTTTGAAGTATTCCCGGCAAAGGATTTCAAACATTCCTGGGACGACTTGACTCAGGAGGATATGGATGAGAAAATGGATTCATATAGTGAGATCGTAGAATAAAGAAAAAGGGTATTGCATCCTAAGCAATACCTTTTTTTTGTTTCATTCTGACATTGCCCAAAACCCGAGCAGCCCTCACCTTCGCGATCACAATGACGGTCGCGGACAAGTATCAGTTTTTCCTCGAATTTCCTTCAGCCGGTAGCCGTGAAGCCTTCCCGGTGAACTCGTCTTTGCAGTGGCAATGGCGAAAACCAGACGGCAAAAGATACTTTCGGAGGGATTTGACCACGCGCCTGATCTTCCAAAACCAACACCGCGACAATATCACCGATTTTGATCCCTGGTACTTGACCGAGCGCAGCAAACAGAGGTGCGACAAAATCAACCTGACAATGTGGCGCAATTGCGACGGCAGCAGCACCGAAGACTTCAAGGGACAAACCACGATCCTGGATGCTGCCTTTGATGCCGGGATATGTAGTGTGGATGTCAAGTTTCAACCCAATGATCCCTATGCATGTATATACAATAATTATGAGAAGGAAAGAAATGTGTTCGACTATACCAGTCCTGTAACGGCTCAGATATTTGTCGGTGACATTCAGATCTCAGGAAAGGTTTTTCAACAATTGCCGGGATCCGCACTGGATTCCTTGCAACGTGCAAATTTCCCTTATTCCCTGGTACTTGTCGGAAACGATGGCACCACAATTGACTTGAACGAGGGATGGACACCGTACCGGACATTTTTCTACTGGATCTCAAACAACAACCCAAACGATCCAGACGACGGGGTGTGGCAGATGGAAATGCAGTACATCCGTGAGTTTTCCGGCTCAACTACTGAACCACCTGGTTTTGGTTGGGTTGCTGTCGCTGGTGGATATGCGCGAAGGATACAGACAAAGATCACCAGGGAAATCATTGCATACGGATCGGTCATTATCGAATACGAGCCCTTAATCACTGCAAATCTCGGCATCGACAACGGCAGGTATCTGAATGACATCATTGAATACTTCCTAACCTCTTTTTGTCCAGAATATCAAATCGTATCGAACTTTTTCGGCATCAATCCAGACGGTACCAATCCAAACAATGTACCCTATACCAAGGCATTGGCATTCATGCAGGAGCTCATGGTATTTGCAAAGGGTGATGTAATACGACCCAATGCTGATGAAAACAATCGCATATTAAACCTGACCTGGAAACAATTACTTGAGAACCTTGAGGTTGTTTTCAACATTGAGCAAAGGATCGTCGACGACAAAATCTACATCGAACATTATAGTTACTTTCAGACTGATCTCATGTTGGATCTGACCGTAGAAAAATACCTGCCCTGTCTTGTCGACAAATGGGCATGGACATACAACAAGGAATCAATACCACCCCGTGAATTATTTGAATGGGAAGAAAAAACAGACGAGGGAAGCCCAAATTACGATTTCGACTCTAGGCACATCAATTATGCAGACGAATGCATCATTCCAGAAGGCAACAACGAGGTCATCAAAAGGGCAAACAACGTCATGACCAATATTGCCGCGCTTATTGCAGATGACAATCTAGAAAACTGGTCTATTACAAAAAGTAGTTTCGTGTTGGTTTCAACCGAAGGAGGTTACATCAACCAGTCACCGGGAAAGATCAGCGGTGATGTCTTGCTGAATGGAGCTCTGGCCTGGTCAAATCTCCTTGAAGACTATCACAAATACGGCAGACCTCTAAACAGAGGAATCATCAATGGTCAGGTGATGGATTTCACCAGTACCCGAAAAATACGCAAACAGGTACCGATCGAGATCCCTCTTTGTTGTGCGGATCTGCCGAATTTCATACCAGATCGGATGCTGGTTAAGACTCAATTGGGTTTTGGATGCATCGACTCCGCTACACTGGATGAACCAAATGGAATACTCACCCTTGAACTCGTTTTTGACTGATGGCGACCGATATTAAACCCTTACTGGAAAATAGTCACGATGTCTTCAGCACACAGGACATCGGCATCAGTGAATCCGAGTCCAACTGTCACAAATACCGTATTACTTACAGCCACCCCTGCACGATCGAAGGCGTGACCAGTACCACGCTGTACCTGGATGCGCAATTCCTAAGACCGAATTACAACCGGGTCATTGAAGAAAAGGAAAACCGGAACGGAGAAAACCTTCGGATACTGTCACGGATTACGCCCGTACTACGTCTCGAGTTCATTACCAACGACGCCTATTTTGAGATCCTGAATCAGATCGGGCTGCATGATGAAATCCTGATCAGTCCCATCAATCCAGACGGTCCTGATTTTGAGGTCGAATCCGGTAGTTGGGAAGTGGAACCCCTGGGAGCAGAGGACGAAGATACCTATCAGTGCCGCATCAGCTTCAGAGTGAAAGATACGACCCTGGTTTCTGGCATCTGCTGTGAAGATCAGAGCATTGTCAGCTTCGAAGATCCGTGTGATCCCGGAGGAGAAGGCGGCGGACCCCCCATTGAAGATCCGTGTGCTGATTTTGAGGTGAGTATAAGTTACGACGGCAACAGTTTGACCGCAGACGTGACCGGTGGCCCATCGATGGCAACGACATCTTATATCTGGTACTTGAATGCAGGTACCGGAGTTTTCACGCAGATCGCGACGAGCCAATCACTGAATCCCGTGGATCCAGGTATTTACCGGGTCGTGGTTACCCGTGGAACATGCCAGAAATCCGCAGATTACACTTTCTCCGGGGACTGTAATGACTACACCGTAGAACTGATTGAAAAACCGGGCCCGATCCTGATCGCGAACGTGAACCGGTTCAGTACCTTTGTCTGGTACAAAGACACAGGCTCCGGATTTGAAGAAATCGTAGGAGAAACAACGGCGTGCCTGGTACCGGATGAAACCGCGACCTATAAAGTCGAAGCCACCAGCGCAGGATGCGAAGGCGAAGACGAAATAGAAATAGAAATCACCGTTTGTGCACACACTGTCAGCATCACCCGTGACGACAACATCTTAACCGCGAATGTTTCAGGAAATACCGGAACCCCGACCTATCAGTGGTATGCGGATTATGGCGATGGCAATGGAACTGTGATTATTGGAGGCGGTACCGGCAGCACCTTAGCGGTCTCTGTTCCTGGTTGTTACGAAGTCAAAGTCACCGCGGACGGTTGCGACAAATACGCCAAATTGGTGATACTAGATGTGTGTGTTGGCTTCAATGCCATCATTTCCGGAGTAGCACCAGCCGCAGGCGACACCGTAGACCTCACCGCAGAAGCACAGAATCCACCCGGAACCGTAAACTATACCTGGTATCAAAGTATCGGCGGTGTCTGGCAGCAAGTCGGTACCGGAGCCATGATCAACTTAGGCACTACCGGAAACGTGCGCTTGGTCGCCACATCCGGAGCCTGCACGAGTGAAGACCAGCTCTTTTTCTGTGTCGATCCCGGAACCTTGGAAAATTACGAAAGCACACTTGGAGACGGTGTACTGACCGCTTTCATTATTACCAACTTCATACTTCCGAACCCTGCCACATACACCGAAAACCAAATCAATGCCATGTTGCAGGTGTACCGTAACGGAGTCAAAATGCAGTATTCGGCCATGCCAGCAAGCCGTACCCAATACAGTATCAATTTCGCAGACAATGAAATACAGATCGATGCCGGTTTCCCACTGAAAGCCACGGAAAGACTGGAAGCCTTATTAGTCAATACCCCATGAGAATAACCATATCAATCATATTGTCCCTGTTCTACGTCCTTGGCTTCGGGCAAGGTGAGCTAGACCCGGAGCAGATCCGGGAAGCACCAGGGGGCAGGGATTATATCTTATTGAGTACCGACACCTTGAATAGCAGTTATCCCCTGAATGGAATTTTCGTGTATAGTCGGCTTCGGGATAGTCTCTATATCAAAACCGACAGCATCTGCCACGGTATATTTGGAGACGGCAGACCCGATAAGTGCGTGCCCGTTCCATCTGGGGTATCTGTTAATGACAGCACCTACTATTGGTTTGTCAAGGTCAACGGCAGCGATAACGACACCATCGTCCAGGGTGATTTCATTGATTTCGTCCAAGGTGGTATTATCAGCATCAACAAAACCGGGTCCGTGATCACGATTTCCGCGCCCAACACCGATACCGACATCGACAGCGCCAAAATAATTGGCAACACCTTACATATCTACGAAGACGACAAAGACAGAAGCGTTGACCTGACTTCATTAATTGACAGCACCCTGGCGAACCTTCCGAATGACAGCATCTGCCGGCAATCCTTACTTGTCCTGAATGATACCACGTTCGGAATCAGTGAATGCAATAGCACCGCGATTAAGGACACTATTTGCATTTCCGCGCTTTTGGGTGAGATCTCAGATACCGACGAAAAGCCAGATACGATGTGGTTTGTCGATGAAACCCTCTATATCCGGATCGTGAACAAAGAAGGTGATCCCGTGGATACGTTGACAACTGTAATTGATCTCGATACCTGCGAACAAAGCCTCACCTACAACGGCGACACCTTATTCCTAAGCGGATGCGACGGCATTGCCCCTGGGGACACGATTGTATTGACAAACGACACCTACATAGACAGTACCCGGTTCGAGAACGATACCTTGTATCAGTACCGTGTGAACTATGCCGGGGATATCATCGACAGCA